GTTGTTTGTCCTAAAGCCTCTACTGATCCAGCTGCTGTTGTGGTTACTGCATCATTAAAGAATGCGTCTGAACTGGCACAAACTGAAACTTTGAGTGAATTACCTAAAACTCCACCACATCTTGAAACCCATCTCCCAACTGTTCCTGTTTGGGAACCATCTTGGTAAGTGGATTCGTATTGATTATAGTTTTTAAGTAATGTTGTGGTTGCTCCTGCTCCGTTAGCACTGTAAAGCCCACTGGCATTTACTCGAACTACTCGAAGACTAGAACCATATTTTAAGAAAGATTCTGCTGAATAAAAGTCCTCAGCTGCAGCGTCTGTAGAAGCTGGGGAACTAAAATTGTCAACCAAACCCTTACTATCTGAAACTGTTACTACTTGATCAACAGGGCCCCATTTAAATTGTCCAGCGAACGCACCTGTGGTGCTAGATACTGCTGGCACTACATTTGTCAAGTCTATCTCTTTAACTTGAACGCCTGGCGATACTTGAAATGTCATACTTTTCTCCTGTTAATGTAAAAAGTTTTGTTTACTGTTTTATTTATAAGTTTATATACTTCAACCATACCCCTATCCTAATATATCTTTTTCCCCTGTGACTGTAAACCACCGATCTCCTTCTTTATCTACGAAAGTTTCGGGAATTGCTAAATTTTCAGCTCCAAACACTCCTGCTGGTAATAAATCCTCTTCCAACAGCTTTTGTTGCTCGGCATATAACAAATCCTTTATCTTAGTATCTGTTAAATGCAAAAAATACTCTGTAGTCACAAACCAACTAAACAGTATTAATGTAGTGACCATATCATCATGATAACCCCTATCTGCTTCATAAGAGGTGCCTTTAGTCACAAATGTCATCAATTCTGTTATTGATGCCCGATCAACCAAGGTTAATCGATGTTCTTCTAATAATTCTTTGAGAGTTGAACAACCAATTCGTTTGGTTTTTTTGTTCATTGTAACACCAATGTCCTCAGCCTTTGTCAACCCTTGTGTAAAAACATTGTCATATTCTATGTCATAATGTAATTGAGTTGCTACCATCCCACCCTCTGCATTATTTTCTATAACAACTAGAGGTTTATTATATGGACTCACATACTTGTTAATAACATCAGGAAATAACATCGGTGAGATAAAATCATCTCTATACGTTGCTACCTGTTTAAAAGGTTGTTGACTAACGTCAAAAATACTAAAGGTGGAATAATCCATCCCTCTTCCTTTAGCTACATCAACAGTGCAGACATAAGTGTGATCTAATATCGGTCTCTCGTATATATTTATGGAATCTTTATTCCAGTCAGGTTCTTCTGCTCTCATTCCTAATAAAGTATCTGAATTAATAAGTGTAGACCCTGTTCCTAAGAAACTATTACCATACTCTTGTTCAAATTGTGCTTCTGAGGTGTTTGCAATGGTCTGTTTCTTCCATGTTTCATCTCTTTCAGGCACATCAAACCAATTAATGGTAAAGTGTTTATATTCAGATTTTTCTTGAACTGCAGATTCGTATATTTTATGAAACATATTACCCACACCATTTGCAGTTGAGGTAATAATAACCTTTGAATCCATACCTGATGTTATCACTGGATATGTTGCAGTATAAAATTCTTCTGCTCCTTCAACAAATGCAAACTCATCTAGGTATAGTAAATTAATAGACAATCCACGAATAGAACTGGATGAAGTTGCAGCTGCAACTATTTTACTGTCATTTGAAAACTCTATACTACCTTTGTTTAAAATCTTTACGCCTGGCTGTAAGAAAAATGGAACAGACTCTAACATCGTTACGACTCTTGCTATCATTTCTCTTGCGATTGCACCCTTGTTTGCAAGAACTGCCACCGTGACTTCGGGATGAAACAGTAAATACCATAATAGATATGCACAAGAAGTAATTGATTTACCACTCTGTCTTGATGCAAGAACCACGTTAAAACGATTCTTATCATAGTGTTGTATTAACTCTTCTTGGTATCCACGAAGTTTAAATTTGACAAGACCTTCATCTAGCGATATAATCTGTGTGTAGGTTTCAATAAAATGAGTAGGATTTTGAGAACACTTCATGTATTCCGTCAATTCCTCTTCGGTATATTGTATCTCAACTCCTGCCCTTTTAACTAGGGTGTTTCCGAGATAACCTGCGTTCTTAGGTTGAACCATTCTTTTTACTTTTCTTCAAGAATTTTTGAAGTTCTGAGGTCGATCCTACATATAAATGATTATGTTGTGTTCGAACATTACCGTCTTCTTTCTCGAGCTCCTTTAACTTTTTCTGAACATCTAATAATTTTTCTGCAGTTTCACCAACTGTTTTAATTAATTGTCCTGCGACCTCATATGCGCGTGGTTGCTCTGTTTCTTTACATAGGTCTAATATACCGTCTATGGCATCTTGACCGCGTTCTACGAGACTATAGAGGTTCTCACGAGCATAATTAAAGTCAGTTTCCGTCTTTCCACTCTTTACTGGAAGTTTGACTACTTTTGCCTCTTTTTTTATATCTGTAGAAATTTCTAGAATGTCATCTAGTTTTTGATCTATATCTTTCGTCATATTTAAGATTGATCTTCTGCTAAGTTACTAGCATAATCATCAACCGCTCCGTCATCATAAAAAGTCACCGTCTCTGCAACAACAAATGTATCACTAGGATCAACTGAACCTACAAATTTAAGTTTAGTTGCCGCATCTAAGGTGACAGCTGCACTTGTTGTAATAGACAGTTTATTTTCTGCTATTGCACTAACCGTTGGGTTAGTTGCTAAGTTAGTGCCAAATATTTCATCGTTTACACTTATCTTACTATTTATTGCAGTTGAAAATGCTACTGTAGTGGAGCTAGATACCGCAGTAGATGTTGTTTCTTGGAATGCCGCTTCATAATGTTTAACTTCTTTAACTAATCCTGCCTCATTAATTTCTGATGTAGTAAATCCTACTGTCTGACTACCTAACGCAGTAGACGAAATATAGTCCCTTTCAATAACATGTTTAATAATCTCACCTGTATAGACTGGGCCAAAGAAGTATAATTTCATTTGAAATTCAAGTGTATATTCTATTACTCGTCTCTCTTCGAAAGACCCCTCATAAGTATCTTCCATTGCGACACTTGTTAACACTATAGGAACATCTCTTACCTCTGACATAGCATCTACCATCTTCATAGAGACAGTGTATTCGGGTTGAAAATAGGGAAGTATTTGTTCTGTTATTTGAAGTGCATCAATCACGTTTTTTGCAAGAATGCTTAATGTAAAGTTAATATTATAAGGAACTGGATTGTATTGATACCCTCTTTTACCAACATCACCTGCTTCTAAAATATCCTTATGTTGTCTTATAAGTTTGTTCTGTTGTCTTGATACATCATATTCTATTCCAGACATCTCAAATGTTATTCTAGGTAAACTGATTGCAGTCCTATTGGCGAAATCAGGTTCGTCTGCAAGTCTTTGAAGAAACTTTTGTTTCGGCCCATAGGAAATAGGAACCTTATTCTCTGCAAGAACGGTTCCATCTGCTTTTGTTTTCTTAATAGATATATTGTTAAACAGTGTTCCAAAGATGGACACTGCTCGTTTAAAAGTTTCGTTATAAAAATATGTGCCGAACATTACGGTTCTCCAAACGGATTCACTTCACTAAAGTCTAGATAAGAAGTATCGTTATCCTCAAATTCTTTATTTTGTGACATTGCATCATTACCCATCGTTAACACATCTGTAATGGTGTCAATGGAATAATTTGAAGTAGATGATTCACCAATAAGAACATCTCCAACTTGAAGTGTCTTAGTGTTATCTTTAATTGTAAGCAATCTGGTATCAGCTCTCCATGCAACTACCTCTCCAACAATTACACCACTGAGTGTAAGGTTCTCATTCAATGTGTAATCACCAGTTCCACCTTCTACCATGTTCATTTGAATTGTATATGCTTGTTCATCTTCAACAATGTCAACTGACTCAATACCTGTATCGAAATCCTCACCACTGTATTCAAACAATTCACATTGCATCTTAAATACAAATAATTTACCTACTTGATAAAATGGATTTTCGTGTTCTACAAACTTGATTTCAAAAACGGAACCTGACATTGGGAAGAAAATTATATCTCCTTCGTTAGGTCTTAATGAAGTTGCAAGATTTGCGTCTAGGGAAATAAACCTTTCCCATGTTCTTAATGAGATAACAAAGGTTGCTTGGTCTCTAATTTGAACACCAAACTTACTGAATAGATCACCTTCACCTTCAAATCCTTCAACATTTTCTATATACATTTCAACACTATACGAATCACCGAAGGTTGATTGAATGTCTTCTCCAAGGATGGTGTCTTCTTCAACTATAGTTCTTGGAAGATAATAACACTCATGACCATACATTCGTAAAGACTCAACAACTAAATCTTCATAAAGATGTTGTTCAGTATTTACCGCATGATTGAAAAAAACATTTGTTGGCATTTAATTATCCTATCATATCAAGAACAGGCAGTTCATAATTTAGTCTAGATTCTTCCTCTAGTCGTGTGATTTCTTCTTGTGCTTCTGTTTTCATTTGTTCTGCATTTAATTCAACACCGCCTGGCAACTGAACTCCTGAGAATTTAGATAGGTTTTCACCCCACTGATACTTAACCAATGCAGTTGCATATCTTTTTAACCACATATCGTTGTAAACATCAGTCATATTTGTAGGATCAATTTTTCTATATGCTTCTATTAAGATGTATTCGTCTGTATTGATTGAATCCATATCCATATCAATATAAAGTCTGTTTGAATGTGTGTTATATCTTATAGGAGCTCGACCAACTAAGATTTGGTCTAACAATGAAATTTGTTGTTGCACCATTTCATAATACATGATATTTGTTGATGTTAAATCATAGATGTCATTCAACCTAAGTTGATACCTAAGATCAAACATATTTAAATTGTGTTTGTCATTAAACGGATATACTTGAATTACTGAAAGGACAAACTCAGGTAATACGATATAATTTTGTTGTTCTTCAACCGTTTGAGCGTTATATGCGTGGGTTCCAGCAACGGTTTCAGTATGAGTTTCATTAGTCTTCATCGAAGTGATCTCCGATGCAGTAACTTTATGTTTTAAATAACATTTTATAGAGCCATCATAATGATATTCTCTGAAATATTGTAAAGCCTCATCCATTCTATCGTCAAATTGGTCATCTTCGACATTGATTTCAAGAACAGGAGCTCCCAGTCTTCTTTTGATGTATTCTTTTAGTGTTGCTTTGCTATTAGGTTGCGCCATAGTAATAGTTTCCTTAAGTGTCTATTACTATTTATAAGTATTTTAGTCTTGGAAATATGTTTTAGTTTGCAGCCTATCGATCTTTTGATCTATTCTGTCTATGATTTCTACGATTCTTTCGAAATCTTTTTCTATCTGATCTCTAGTAACATAATCGCGGGCAACTTCTTCTCTTGTTTTATTCAACAAGATGTCGAGTCTTTTAACCTCAGAAATATATTGTCTTACTAAAAAACCTAAAGGAGCTATAACTAGGGTTAATAAGATGTTCCAAAGGATTTCGGCGTTAACTATCAGTTCCATACATCTATTTAGATGATATGAACACTGGATTACCTTTTTCGTCTATATCAAAACAGAACTCATCTGCGTCCCAATCTTGAATTTCACCATGATATAGATCACCATGATTTTTAATTATACAGTTAAATGAACAACTGTATCTATCTTTGTCTGTTCGGTTTGGTTCAACCATGTGCATCAATGCACTTGGAAATAAAACTAATTCACCTGTAGTTGGTGCAATATTATGATTATTTGGAGTTCGTTGACATGATGGAAAATCTGAAAGAACTTTAACATCAGTTTCCACGGCGGAAAAATCACCTTCGTCACCATCTGCTTTAATATAGAAAACCCCACTATACCAACACCCATTATGTAAATGTGGTTTATTCCATGCAAGTTTATCATTAACATTTGCCCACATATTCCCAACTTCTACTTTCATTCTATGCCCTGATTCATGTGTTATTCCATGAAATGGTAAAACCTCATCAGCAAAAGTTTTTTCAATTCTATTAATAAGTTTTCTAAAGACTGGACTTCTTTCACACCCATCATTAGATTGCCACCCAGTATATGCGTTTGAAATTTGTCTTCCCTTAGGGTCTTTATGTCTCATTTGATCGACCTCGTTAACAAGCAAATCTACATATTCCTGACTGATCCCCATATCCTCAGGGAAATCTTCCTGTAATAAATTTCTATGAAACATAAATGTTGGAAATAATAATCTAACTGCCATTACTTAGGTTCCTCAATATCAAAATCCATTTCTGTTTGTGTTTCATCTTTGTGTATAGGACACTCAGGTGGTGGTGCATCCTCTTTAAAGAATTTACTTTTTTCTGCCCAATAACCGTGTTTTCTATATGAACCTAAAGAAAATTTCATTCCGTCTCTAGGGTTTTCTCTATTCCACTCAGGCATAGGCCTTTTAGTAGGATCATCTGAATCATAAGGTGAGGTGATATTTGATTCCACTTTCATATATTCTTCATGATCTCTTAATTGATATGACCCTTTCCATTCATCTCTCTTGAAAGGAATGATCTGACATAACGGTGTTCCTTTTTTTATAATAAATGAATGACTAACAACAGGATAGAAGATTATTTGTGCATTATCGATATTTTTATTAAAGGAATCTGTATCAATAATACCTTGCCATGTTTTAAAAAATTTGTTTTGATGTAGAAAAGGGTCTAGGTAAAAACAAGAATACCCTTTTGGAGTTACTATATTCCATGGGTTCTTCATTTTAAATGCGTCTTTAATAGGGGCTTCATGTGGTTCCATATAATTAAAAACATTACCCATTTGACTATGTGGATGAGTTGAAGAATTATACGATAACCCTTCAAAGTCCATAGTGGTAAATTTAACATCGTCATCATCTGTGGGATTATTACCATTGATCACCCCTATATCTCTATTTGCAAGAAGATACCATCCCATCTTTGTCCAATCATCCATAGCTGGACATGCACGAATAGTATGAACATGTTGACCTTGCACAAGTTCTTGAACCCTCATTCGTTTCCACCAATCGGGTTTGACTCTTTGAGCAAGAACTGGTTTAAAGTTCTTTACTGTGTCTTCACTATATGCTGTGAACTCTATCGTTGGCATAATAATACTCTTTAGTTTCGGGAATACGAACCTCGTCTCCCCTTATTACCATTGATCTCCTATCTATATATCTTGCTTTTGGATGAGGTGCATCTGCACCGTGTGGTATTCTTCCATCAAACATAAGAAGACGATTTGGTTTAAAATCTATTTCTGCAATTTGATGATTTTTAATATGTTCTTTTCTTCCGTCTAAACCTTGTTGGTAACTATCATCATACAATCTCAGGACACCACCCCAATGTGGATTCCAAAATCTATTAGTATAATAGAGAAAGGATATATTCCATTCATCTTCATCTTGACAATCAGAATGAGTTGTTCCTTCTTGTCCCATAGTCTGAGAGTTCATTCCAGCATATTGAAAACGGTTCCACATGAAACCAAATTCTGTTTCAAGTCTTCGAGAAAGATACTTTACAAAATAGGTATCAGAGTTTTCTAACCCCTGTTCTACTTCATAATCACTTCTGAAAAAACTGCATCCCCATAAACTATGGTGTGGTAAACCTGTTGGACTATTGGAATTTACTTGATTTGTTTTTGACCAAATTCCTTTACTGCAAATCCATTGATCAAACCAATGGTGTAATTCCATAGATAACCAATTATCTAACACATAAGCCTTCTTTAAAGGGAAGTCTTTTGCCGTTAGTTTAAAAGGTTTATCAATATAAACTACCTCAACCATCGATTCTCCTAAATGGGATGATCAGGTAGATTTGTTGGAGTTGGAAACACGGTTACATACTCGTCAAATGGTTTTAAGAAATCTTCTCTTGTAGAATGGATTTCCCCTGCCACATTTGCAAGGATTGCGTGTTGTGCATCTGCAAATTCTAATACTCGTCTTGCATTTGATCTAAATGGATGATTTGATCCTTCTCTTCCAGCATAAACTGCGTTCATTAAATCACCAAATCCATTGTCTCTAGCCATTCCATTCACATGGTCATCAAGCATTTCTTCAAGTCTAGTAATATGTTGCCCTGCTAAAGAAACACCCTCAGGTGGTTCTGAATTTCCAATGTATTGTTCACACATTTTCTTCTCATCATCACTTAATGGGTCTCTTTGTTGTTCTTCAAACGGTTTTCCCTCATCCCATTTAACGATTTTAAACTCATCGTCATCATATACAACCATCGCGTAATCAAAACCTAACGCTGGTGCATCTACATTTTCAAATGTATATTCTAAACTATTCTCTTTTCTTATAAAGAGATTACCATCTATGTCAAAAACTAATGCGTTCATATTTTCTCCTAGGCAACAAAGTCTTGGCCTGGCACCCAAGAAGACCCTGTAAGACCACCTGCTTGTAATGCTTGTAGGGTTCTAATAACTTCGTCTGCATTTCTACCAGTATCTAAAGCATTTACTGATACATGTTGTATTATTCCGTCATCATCAACGATGAATGTTGCTCTATAACATACACCATTATCCCAATCAACAATTCCCAATTCACTGGCTAAATGTAATCCTGTATCTGCAACTAAAGGATGTCTAATATTTGAAATTAGATCATTACTTTCTTTCCAGTTAAGTTTACAAAACTCATTATCCCCACTAAATCCAAAAACCTCAACACCTTCATCTACCAATCGATCCATTTCTGCGATCTCTGTTGGACAAATAAAGGTAAAATCTTTCGGATAAAAATAATATACTGCCCATCCTTCGAACATGTCATTACTTACATCCACTATATTGTTACCACCATTAACGCCTGCTGACATAAATTGTGGAAATTCATCACCTACACTGTGCATAATCTACTCCTGTATTCATAATATTATACTTATACTATTATAACATATTTATTGTGTTTTTAATAGTCTGAAATTCATCTAATTTGCCAATATGTGTAGTGTCCATAGTGTCTATCCATGGGCCACCTCTTGTATAATGTATACCCGAATAATCCCACTTTTCTTCAATGTTATCATAGCCTTCCGTAAAAATGAACCTCTCAGGTATCTTACTGATCTTATCCGTCCATTCAAACTGATGTAACTGTTTACCTGTCCATGTATTTACTGCCTCAGGTGTTAATTTCTTACAGTCCTCATGACCATTATTAAAGAACATTAAACTAGACCATAGTTTGCATGGATAATCAATGTTAACTTCCCCATCGAACTTAGTATTATCATGTTCGTAATGTGGATATTGAATACATGCTACTGCATTATCAGGATTAAGAAAATAAAACATTGTTAATGGATTTCTTGTAAAGAATATATCATCATCAAGGAACATACTAAACCCTTCGTAATTTTCTAAGTATGGAATAAGGAATCGACTGTAAGTAAACCAAGTGGATTGATTTGCATAGGGTCTAGTGTATTCGTCTATTTTATCAACATCTAAGTATTTAATTTCGGGTTCAAAACGGAAATTGTCCAAATACTCACCATTACTAAAGGACTTTTCTACACATTTTTCTATAGATTTTTTAGTAATCTCTTCGACATCATTGTGAGTTTTATCAACTCCAATATAAATGTTTAACGGTTTTCTTTTTGATAGGTCTCTAACCTTTTTGTTAAACTCAAATATCTCAGGTCTGAAACTAGATACATTTGCAAATTCATTATGAGACTCTAACACCCCAGCAATCCACATAAATGAAATGTTTAACTGTGTGTGTTCTCTGTTAATTAACAGGTCTTTCCAATAATAACAAAATTCATCCAGTGAAACAGGTTCTTCATCTATTACATCGTGAGGATCAGATACTATTAACTCAAAACTGTCATCATCCATCTCTTCAAAGATCAATGATCTAACTGAGCCGGGATGGATCGACATAGAATACCGATCTCCCTCTTTCAAGGCTATACCAGTAATCGGAGCCCATAAACCCTCTTTCTGAATACTGTCTATGATCCAATGTGCTTTTGCTGCGTGATAATAACTAGAATAAAGCATATCATTTCCATGATCATTATCTTCTAAGAAATGAACATACTCATTATTAGTATCTCTTAAACCAAAACCACCAGTTGGATTGTCTCCACCTTCCTGCTTTCCAGTGGAATAATCTTTTAACCAACTATGATAAATTGTTGCATAACCTTGAAGACCATAAAAGCCCCCAAACTTATGTGATTTTCTATCCTTTAAAAGTTTACCCCAGTTAACAACCTTTATAGACGGAAGTTTATTTTTCCAAACCCATTGTATAGTGTCATAGTATTTACTATTATGAACACTGTCCATGGGTTCATCAAGATTTAACGTGCCGAGATGAAAATTTAAAGAGGGATCACTCCTATTAGAATAGTAATCATTCCAATCGAGTTCGGGTAATAGTTCTTGTGCTTCTTCTAAAGTTTTTACGTTGATCATAATATATTATGTGAATGTTATATCATTTATTTAGTTGTTCTTTCTTTGATATGTTTTTGGATTGCATCTAATCCCTCACAGAGATTATTCCAAAAAATACAGGGAATTATAGCATGTATAAAAACCCCTAAAGAAAGTATAAGAAGTCTTAAAGAATAATACGATGCACATAAAAAATGAGTGAAATACCCCTCATCAATTTCTTTAAGATGGTTTGTGTTTATATATTTAGACCTGATTGACACATCTATGATGTCACAGGTGTTGCAGGCCACTGTTGACTACCCACTCCATCCCATCTTGACTCAGGAGTTCTACCTATTGTTGGGTATGTGCCTGGCTGTCTATTTTGATAGGTGAATGGTGTTCTACCTGTCGTTGGATAAGTAGAAGGCTGTCTATTACTATAGGTGAATGGTGTTCTACCTGTCGTTGGATAAGTAGACGGTTGCCTATTACTATAGGTAAACGGTGTTCTACCTGTTGTTGGATAAGTAGACGGATTCCTATGTTGATAAGTGGTTGGTGTCTGTCCTTGTCTAGCATAGGTGAACGGATTCCTATTCTGATAAGTGGTTGGTGTTTGACCTTGTCTAGCATAGGTAGACGGATTCCTATGTTGATAAGTAGACGGTTGTCTTGCATTAGCAATAGTAGGTGTTTGGTTATTTACTGGTGATCTGTAAGTAAACGGATTCCTATTCTGATAAGTGGTTGGTGTTTGACCTTGTCTTGCATAAGTAAACGGACTTCTATTATTATAAGTGAATGGTTGTCTTGCATTAGCAATATAAGGTGTTTGATTACTTACTGGTGATCTATAAGTAAACGGATTTCTTCTTGCATAGGTAAACGGTTGTCTTGCATTGGCAATGTATGGTTGCTGTGCAGACACAGGATTTCTATAAGTGAACGGATTCCTTCTTGCATAGGTAAACGGTTGTCTTGCTTGACCAATATGAGGTTGTTGACCACTTCTTGGTGATCTTGGTTGATAAGTAAACGGATTCCTTCTTGCATAAGTGAACGGAGACCTATTCTGATAAGTAAAAGGATTCTGATAAGTGAACGGATTCTGATAAGTAAAAGGATTCTGATACGGATTCTGATAAGTAAAAGGATTCTGATAGGTAAACGGATTCTGATAGGTAAACGGTTGCCTAGCATTAGCTGGATATGGAACTTGATATGTGCCTACTGCCATGACCTACTCCTATTTCTTACCCATGTTATGAACTAGCACACCGCTTGCAAAGTATGTTTCAGTGTGTTCTATACCAAACAAGTTATGTGTTGTTTGTAGTTCATCTTGAGGTGTTACTGATTCTACAGTTACACCTTGTTCAAATATGGTGAATACTTCATCACCGACCTTCAATTCTCCTGCTGTATCTAAATCATCAGGAACGATTCCATCTGCTATTTCTTTTTCCCAACCTTCTTGGTTAGTATATTTCCATCCCTCACCTGTATTAATTGGATGTCCACCTGATATTTCAAGTGTCTTACCATTAGATAACACAACATCATAAAGTTGTATATCTTCTCTTGGTTCCATTATTCCTGTTACCTGAGCTGCAGTAAGTTGATTCGTAAATTGATTAAACGACATTACATACATTCCAACTTGAATATTCTGTATTTCTTTAACTCTGTTGTCAGCCATGAGAATAAGAGTCTCAGGACTAAAGCAACCACCGCCACCGCCACCAAAGTAGTAAATGCCAGGCTGTCTTGCTTGATAAGTGAATGGATTCTGTGCCGCTACTGGTTGTCTTGCTGGTAACGGTTGTCTTGCTGGTAACGGTTGTCTTAACGGTTGTCTTGCTGGTAACGGTTGTCTAGCAGACAATGGTTGCCTAGCATTTGCAATGTAAGGTTGTTGACCAGCTGCTATATAAGGTTGTTGCGCACTTGCTGGATACGGAAGCTGATAAGTAAACGGTGTTCGATAAGGATAAGTAAATGGATTTTGACCATTTGCTATATACGGTTGTTGACCATTTACAGGGTTTCTATAGGTAAATGGACTTCTATTTTGATAAGTGAATGGATTTTGTCCATTTGCTATATATGGTTGTTGTCCTGCTACAGGGTTTCTATATGTGCCTGGCTGTCTATTTTGATAAGTGAAAGGTGTCTGCCCTGCCGCTATATAAGGTTGTTGT